ACCGGCCCAACAGGGCCAACAGGGCCAGCAGGAGCAGACGGTGATGATGGAAGTAATGGTGGGACTGGTCCTACTGGACCTACTGGGCCCGCAGGTGGAACAGGACCGACAGGACCGACAGGACCTAGTGGTTCTGTCTCCGCACCTACTGTTTATTCGGCTTCGACTACTTATTCGGCGGGGGATGTCGTTCTTTACGCAGGTGGAACTTACATAGCAAATACATCTGCTAACAATGATGACCCCGACACTTCTTCAAGATGGATTTTATTTGCTTCGCCAACAAGACAAATGTTGACAGCAGAATGGAACGACCAATATTATTCAGCAAGTATTAGAAACGGTTGGAAGTTTGGTTTCGGTGGTGGAATAAACAACGTAGATAACACGGATTCTTCAACAAATGCTATGGGAACAATTTTACCATTCGCTTGCAGATTAAAAGAAATTAGATGGTTTGTAGGAAATGTAGGTGCTGAGACAGGTTCGACAGTTTTCACTCACAAAATTACAAAGAACGGTTCCGATTTGTCTACAACATATACTTGGGCGGCAACAGGAAGCGGCGGTTCTTCATTCACAAGAACAGCATCACCGGATGTTGATTTTGCCGCAGGAGATAGTTTTAACCTAAGACTAACTACAACAACAGGTTATAACAGTCAAAATCAGATAGGTAGAGTTAGAGTAGTATTTTTGTTTGAAATGAGGGAGAACTGATAATATGTCAAGAAACTTTAAGGATACGGCAACAGCAGAAAAAGCGTTGAAGTCAACACAAAAAGAATGGTTGAAAAGAATACAAAACGCATACGGTGAAAACTATTATGACGCTTTATCCGATTCAGAAAAAGCCGAACTTGAGACGTTCAGAACCGGCATGAAAAATCTTTCTAGTATATCGAGTAAAGGAACATTTCACGACGATGGTGTTTTTCCTACCGTTCCATCTTGGTTTGACTACGGAGATTTAGAAGATTCGCAAGGTGTTTCTAGAGCGACTGCTGGACCTACTGGACCCACTGGACCTACTGGTCCTGCGGGTAGTAGTGGTTCAACCGGACCTACTGGACCTACTGGACCGGCGGGTTCAGATGGAAGTAATGGTTCAACAGGTCCTACGGGTCCTACGGGGCCAACAGGTCCCACTGGCTCGACAGGACCTACCGGACCAAGTGGTAGTGGTGGCGGCGGGGGTTTTCCTGTCAATATTGATGGTAAAGTAGATACTACTATTACAAATTGGGTGTATGACTCTAGAGGCGGAACAATCACAATAACATACGCCAACGGAATGACTTCCCAAATAACGGGCGTTATTGGTGGTTAGTATGGAAGGTTACAACAAATTTTGGTTGTGGTTAATGAAAAAATTAGGCGTAATAGTATAATACCTCTTAAATACCCTAGTATCTAATGACAATATATGTCAGAAATGATGAAGCATCCTGCATGGATAATGTGGGAAGAAGCATTGAGCGAAGAAACAGTGAATGAGATTATTGATTTAGCAAAAGAAACAGAACCTAAATCCGCATCTACTTTTAGAAGTGGTGAAGGTGAAGAAGATAGTCACAGAAAAACACAGATAAGATGGTTACAAGATGAAAAATATAAAACCTTTACACAACAAATGATGTGGTATGTAGAGAAAGCAAATGAGCAATTTAACGTAGATGTATCTTTTTTGCCACCGTTACAATTCACAGAATATAAAGATGTAGGTTATCACTATGGTATGCACCATGACATTAATTGGGATAGACAAGATGGTTTACATAGAAAAGTAAGTCTTGTAGTTCAGTTATCCGACCCCGAAGATTACGAAGGTGGAGAGTTAACATTTAGTCATACTCAAAACCCCGACCCAATAGCACTTGCTAAAAAAGGCACAGTAATATGCTTTTTATCTTATCTAGAACATGGCGTTGCACCTATTACTAAAGGTAATAGAACAAGTCTAGTAGGATGGGCCGAAGGTCCAAGATGGAAATAATTTAACTAACGCTATAACAAGTTAATGTTATGAGTGACGGCTCTACTAGCGTAGCGTATATTATTTGTTTTATAGTAGTGATGGGAATGATGGGTCCTACGTTTTCTTTAGATACATTAGAGGAAAATGGGACAATTACTTGTAAGAATGTATCCGGTAAAGTTATAGGAAAAGAAACACCTATAACTCTTAAAGTGCAAGTGAATGATTCAGTAGGTAATGTTGTTAATATATACGATGTATATGTTAGTCCTAAAGCCTTTGCTAATTACAGTATAGGTGATACTCATATAGAATCTATATGCACTATAACAGATTACGAATACTACAAAGAAATTATAGAAATGTTATTAGAAAGTGGTGTGTTAGGTGAATAATACTCTTTATATATTTAACGAATTATCGAAAGGTTGTGTCTACAACACGAAGAGGTAAAATAGTTTACAAACCCCCTGAAAAGTCATATACCAATGTAAACATTGAAGAGACACTTCATGGGTTTAAGTTATATCGGGATGGGTCTAGTAAGCCCTTTAGCGTAATACCATTTTCTGCGGTAACACAAATTATATACGAGCGTGAATAAAATGAGCGAAAATAACACAACAATTGAACCAGCAGAAACGTGCCTTAACGCACTAAACGAAACGATAGACTGTATAAGTTTATCATCGTCATCACTTTTAGGTGATATAGAGATATTGTTACTAGCAGTAGTAGCACTAGCAGGAATTGGGGTTTGGGGATACAAAAAGTTTTTATCCCTTAATTCAGACGGAAAAATAACTCTAGATGAGTTATTAGATTCTGTGGATGATGTTAAGGAAAAGGTAGAAGAAGCAAAAGCAGAATTAAAGACTATTGATGACACATTAGAGTCTAGAAATGTTGCTGAGTTAAAGGAAATACTAAAAGAAAAAGGTCTTGCCGTAAGCGGTAAGAAAGCAGACCTTATTGCCCGATTGAAGGCGAGCATGGATGAATGATGAATCAGTTATTAGTTTAAGGTTAGACAATTTAGAAAATACTGTCGAAAGACATGAAAGATTGATAGAGCAATTAGTTCAATCTCAAGTCAATATGCAGACAGGTCTTGCTAAGGTGGCTACTGAATTAGAAATAACTAATGGATTAATAGGCACATATATGGGTAATATGCAAAAGATTATTTTTGCCTTAATAGCAATAGTAGCAGGGGCTATGGGTTTGTCAACACAGATGTGATATTATGAATCAAGAAGAATGGCATGATTGGTGTAGAGATGTTACCGATAAATTAGGAAACCTTGAAAAGACACTACAAGCGTATCACAAGTTACAGAAGCGTATGCTTTTTGTTATATTAACAGGAATGGTGTTGTCAAGTGGTTTATTATTGCTCTACTAATGATGTAGGTTCTAGATTAGGTTTAGATTCTGCACAGCGAACTAGGGCTTCGACAAAACTATCAAGTAGCATACGCAGGTCTACAATAGATATAGACCAAGTGTTTAGAGATTACGGTAGGGATGTTCCTAGTAAAAGTATTAAAGATACTACATTAGACGGTGCAGTATCCGCAGGTGCAAACACAATTACGCTTACTAGTAGCACAGGATTTAGTAGTGCTGGTAATGGTAATGTAGACGGAGATTCTTTTAAGTGGACTGGTAAGTCTACAAATAATTTAACAGGGGTTAGCGGTTTATCCGCAGACCACGCAGACAATGTAACAGTTCAGGAAGGAGAGTTTGCACACGTTATTAGAGAAATATGTGCTGATATAGCGGCGGCATATTACCTTGAAGATGAGAGTATGTTTCAGACCACAGGACCCGAAGGTTCTCTTAGAGGAACAGTATTAAGAGAAAGAGGGGAAATGAACCTAAAACGTTTGGCTCACTTGGGTAGCGTTGATTAGGTGAAAATATGGGAAGTTATGGGGCATTCGACCATCCGGGTTTTCCGGCTATTGGTGCAATAGAGAAATTTAGAATGAATACTGATAGAGCATTTGCTTCAAAAGAAGCAGAATTTAAAAAGGAAGCAGAACAGATAAGAGTAAATAATAAACCTACACCTATACAACATAACGGTAGAACGGCTATGAAACGTCGGAAGCAAGACGAAAGTCCTTTACAAATGAATGCTTATTTTGACAAAAGCGTTTACAAAAGTTTACTACAAGACATAAAAGAAGAAGTGGAACAATTAGGTGAAGATTTAATAGAAGAAGCACTTTTTGAAAGTTTGTCAAAAACTAGTAGAGAAATAAGAGGTATGACTAATTTTAAGAGTAAAATATCTCCTACTAAACCAGCAAGTGGAGATTTGTATGAAACAATAGGTGAATCTTTAAACTTTACTAAAACACATTTTACTAGCACTAACCAATTCGTATCTTATGAAGCGGGTTCTTTTGATAAAGGAGAAAACAGCCCACAAGAAGGTGTTAGGGGTAGCAGAATGGATAATACAGGTGAAACATTAATAACTTTAACAGAAGAAGGGACTTCACCGTTTGAAGCACATTTGGTTTCTAATGTCTTTAAATTTCCTGCTAAGAGGCATGGGTGAGATATATGACGGTAGCAACAAAAACTCAATATTGGAACAGTAGAATGAATGGCACAGACCCTACTGCTTTGACAGGCACGTTTAATGATGTTTGGTCTGCTAGTGGTAGCGGTTCAGCATCCGGTGGTAATTGGGTAATTACCAATGGTGTATATACAATAACACCCACTACAAATGAATATACTTTGGTTGGTTGTTTATCTTATACTACTGCACCCGACAGTGGCACAGTTCTTATGAAATTAGATAACGGAACACATAAAGTAGAAGTTAAGTCAACAGGTAATAACACAAGTCTTTCTTTGGTAGGAACTACTACCGTAACTGTATCCGATTTAGATTTAGCATTAGCGGAAGATAAACCAGTTAATTTAATTTTAAGGTTAACATTAGCAAATGATGGCACAGCAAGATTATACACACATGAAATTATCGACGATGACGATGCAAACACTGTATTTTCTAGTGTTACAGGTGCCACTGGTTCAAGCAAAGCAGTAGCATGGGGTAACACTACCGGTAGCGTAAAATGGGCTTCTATATACTACTCTAAATTTGGTTCTTTTAGCCCTAAAGAATTATTACTCTCAGACTTTGCACAAGATACTTTAGCACGTATGGGTTTATCTATTGTAGAACAATTGAAAAATAGCCCAAGACCTTACCTTAAAACACAAGTTCCTGATTCATCCATAGTTTACGGTTATGATATATCTTCTCAAATGATAAATAGAATAGGTTCACCTAGTATTCATATATTAGTCGAGCGTTTAATATCTCCACAGTTTGAAAGTTTGGGCGGTGCTAAAATTACACAAGAGTATGATGTAAAGGCTTTTATTACCGTAAAAGGAACTAATTATGAAAACGCATATCGCAAAGCACTTAATATTATGGGAGAAGTATTTGATGAGTTATATACAAATACTGGTGTATCGGCTACAACGGATAGTATTATAAGTTATTCAGCAAACTTAGATTCTAAAATGGATAACGATGAAACTATATGTGTTCACGTATTGACTATGCGTTATATGCGTAGAATTGATATGCGTCATCGGTAAGAATGTTAATAAGTCAATTGTTATCTCATAAACAATATACAGGTGTAAACTATGAGCGAGTTTAACAATAGATATATTTCAATAACAAAAGAAACGACTAACTATACTACCAATGCGGGTAGTGGGACAGAAGTTTACGGTGAGGTAGATGATGAATCATTAATGCACCGATACGACTTACTAACAAGACAAGACATGAGCAGAAGTATTGCTTCAAAGTCTGTCACAGGAACAGAATATTCAGAAGGTGGTTTTAACCTTGCGGCTCAAATAGACCCATTTTTGGGAAATGTTTTTAGAGCATTTTTTAAGGATACTTGCTCTAGCGGTAATTCTCACGTATTTACTGAACCAACCGGAACAGAAGTTTTACCTTCTTTTACCATACAAGTAGGGAGAGAGCAAAAAGAACACACCTATAAAGGAATGGTAGGTAATAATCTAAGTATTAGTGCAAACGTAGGAGAATACGTTATGGTAAGTGCTGATTTCGTAGGTAAGGCTGAAAGTGCAACAGGCGATTTACAAACACCTAGTTTTGGTGGAGATAGTTTAGATGCACTTTACTTTTCTAACGGTTCAGTTATTTTAAATGATGGAACAGGTTCAGCAAATTCTACTGCAAGTGCTTCTATTAAATCATTCTCTTTAGATATTTCTATGAATAGAGATACTGATAACGCATACGGTCTTGGTAACTCAACATATACAAGACCCCCAATAGCACAAAGAAGAGAAATAACAGGTAGTTTAGAATTAAATCAAGTAATTTATGGTGCTACACCTACTGGTGATGACCCATCATACGATAACTTAATTGCCGCAGATGGTGATATGTATAATGCGGGTTCAGCATTACCGGCTATTAAAATAACTCTTAATGAAGAAAGTGGGACAGATAACATAGAGATAGCACTTTACAAGGTAAGATTTGAGGCTCCCGAAGCAAACGTAAGCGGAAGAGATACTAACACAATGACAGTAAACTTTGTTGCTCTTTACGACGCAGGTGACGCTAACAAAGCAGTTCAAATTACTATGGTTGGTTCTCAATTATTAGAATCTAGTGCTTACTAAGGTGATTAAATGTATGGAAGAGATATACCGGAAAGGTATCTTGAAGAAATGAAAAACATGACTGAAAAACAGGCTGTGCTATATTCTAAAAGATTTCCTTTACTAGCAAAACCTGTAAAAAAGGTTACGCCCCCAAAAATTAAAATTATAAAGCAAGAAGAAGAGTAACTCTTTATTAATGCCTTATACTCTCCTAGATACAGTGAGAGTGAAGGTATTATGCCAATTTTAAAGAAAGAAATAGAGTTAGACGATGGAACAAAGATTTGGGTTAGACAGGCTTCCGGTATGGAAAAACTGAAAATTACTAACATACAAGGTAAAGCATTTCGTAAAATGTCTCATGCTGGTGGACCGGAAAAATGGACCGAAGAACAAAACGAAGAGTTTGCTTCAATGGTTGATGAATTAGGTGGCGGCGTTGAAGCACAAATGGAAGCATGGGTTGAGCCCTGTATTCTAGACGAAAAGATAGATGTAAACACATTAACATTTGAAGAATTAAATAGTATACTACAATTTGTGCGTGGTGACGATGAAGAAGGTGCTGTGCCTTTTCTGAGTTCCTAATGGTTGCACCTAGCCTGTGTATGGCATTTAAAGGAACATTACCGTCTGATTTATGGCTAAAGTATTCTGTTCAAGGTGGTAGACACCTTATGGATTTAGATTTATTAATAGCGGCAGACATTAACGATAAAATATCAAAAGCGACTAAAAGTGCTAAGAAAACAAATCCTAGAGATGCGGTTGCTAGACGCAACCAAAAACGTGAGCAACGCAAACTATTAAACAACAACAATGACCTACTCGATATATTGAGAGAAAGCGGGGTCCCAATTGTTAATGACCCAAAGAGTAGCGGTGAAGGTAAATGATAGCGGAAATAGGTATTTTATCATATTTAACACCATTAGTATTTATTAGCATGGCTGTTACCATGCTTGTTCTTAGAGCAAGTGGTTCAAGAGTTTTCTTCGACGTTGTTGGAACGTTTCAAGCCAACAAAATGATTAAAGATATGCAAGCGTCTGCTACTGTTATGGAGAGTCTTTACTTAGATGCCTTAATGGGTATAGAAGAAGCCGGTGCTGAAATGGGTCAAATGTTTAACAGTCTTGTTGATGCTACTGTGCCTATGGCTCAAGAAATAGAAAACGCACGTGTTGAGTTTGACAAGTTTTTAGGAGAAGGTGAGGACTTAGCAGAAGTTACTGCTGAACTAGAAAAAATAGGTTTAGGGTTTGGGTTTGCCGCAGACGAAGCGTTTAGAGCAGGTGCTAGAATGGCTCAATTGAGTGGTGTTCTAGGTGGTGGCACTACCGAAGTAGGAACAGAAATAGGTATGATGTTTGGTATGATTTCCGGTATGGATACCGAAGCCGCTATGCAAAGACTAATTAACTTACAACAACAGACATTCTTTATGACTAAAGGTCTTGAAGATAATATGACAGCACAGGAAAAAGTAAATACTTTGCGAAGAGATTCTATTGCTATCTTAGACCAATTAAACACAATCGAAAACCGTTCTGCGGCTACTATGTCTCAGATAACTTTCGTTATGAATCAGTTTGCCTCACAGGCACATCTTACTAATGAAAGCATAGCAAGTATGGCCGCTATGTCGGCTACGCTTATTGAAGCCGGTGAAGAACAAGGAAAGGGTGGTAGAGCCTTGCGTATGATATATGCTAGGTTAGGTGCTAATACAAACGGTGCTAGAGATGCTATTGAGCGATTAGGTATAGCAGTCTTTGACGCTAATGGTGACATGAGGCCGTTTAGTAAATTATTAGATGATTTAGCAAAACAATATCATACTTTAGATGGTAGGCAACAACAACAAATGGCTCAACAA